GATGATACCTTCTGTTGCTTCTTGTGTGAACTTGATTTCAGATACGGTTGCAAGCTTACCTATTAAATTATATCGAACTGACGAACATACCAGCGTTGAAGTTAAAGACGATCAACGGGTTGCACTTTTGAACACTGACACGGGTGATACATTAAACCCGTTTATGTGGAAGAAACAAATGGTAGAAGACATGCTAATGCATGGTGCTGGTTACACGTACATTAACAAACAACGTAACAGTGTTAAATCTATCAATTATGTTCAGAATGCACAAATAGGTGTCATATTGGTAGACCCAGACCCAATTTTCAAGAAGTTAGAATTTATTGTTTACGGAAACACCTACAAGGAATGGGAATTCATCAAGATAACACGTAAAACACATGACGGCATACAAGGAAAAGGTATTGTTGCTGAAAATAACAAGATACTGTCTGTTGCTTACAATCAAATGCAATTTGAAGACTTGCTATATAGGACGGGTGGAAATAAAAAGGGATTTTTGAAGTCTGGTAACAGACTTTCACCAGAAGCAATGACAGCGTTAAAAACCGCTTTTGCTAACCTATACCAAAACAACACTGAAAACGTGATAGTCCTCAACAATGGTATTGAATTTCAAGAAGCAAACAATAGTGCTGTTGAAATGCAAGTAAATCAAAACAAACTAGCAAATGATCAAGCTATTAGTAAAATCTTTGGTGTTCCGTGGGAATTACTGAATGGTAAAGCTATTGGTGGTAATGAAATGCTTTATGATTCCTTCATTAAACTATCGATATTGCCTATCTTGAAAGCTTTTGAAACTTCCTTGAACCGTGACTTATTGCTGAGTAAGGAAAAGAAAACACTGTCTTTTCGGTTTGAAACTGCTGAAATTTTACGTGCTGACATACTAAAACGTTATCAAGCTTATCAACTTGGTGTAGACGCTGGTATTTTGCAAACTGACGAAGTTCGTAACCTAGAAAACTTAAAACCATTGAACTTTGACTTTATCAAACTTGGATTGCAAGACGTTCTTTATAATCCAGACACTAAAGAGATTTACACACCTAACACAAACCGTCTTGCAAAGATGGGTGACCAAGTTGAAGGTGCTGACGGAACAGGTGCAAATGTTCCTGTCGTTGGTGAGAATCCCACGACAGATAAACCACCATTGAAAGGTGGTGAAAAACAAGATGAAAGTGGAAATAAGAAATGATGGGGTTAAGCTTGACGGTTATGTAAATGTCGTTTCCCGTGATTCCCGTGTTTTACCTTCTGTTCGTGGAAAGTTTATTGAACAAATTGAACCACGTGCTTTTCAAAAGGCTTTGGACAAGACTGACAACGTTGATTTGCTTTTCAATCACAAACAAGAAAGAAAGTTGGGTTCAACTGCTGACGGAAATCTGACGTTATATGAAGACAACATTGGTTTACGTGCAATTTGTACCGTCACTGACCCAGAAGTCATTGACAAGGCTAAAAACAATGAACTGCGTGGCTGGTCTTTTGGATTCATTGCAAAAGAAGACAGATGGGAAGAAGGGGAAATTTCAAGACGTTTCGTGTCTGACATGGACTTGCTAGAAGTTTCTATTTTATCAGTAACACCAGCATACATTGCAACCTCTATTGAATCCCGTGATGGTGAAGAAGTTGTGTCCGAACAACGCTTTGCTGGAACGCAAAAAGTTGAATTTGTAAATCTGGTTGAAGAAAAGCGTGAAGAAAAGACAGAAGATTTTGATTATTCTGAACTACAAAACTATCTAGCAATTAAAAAATAGGGGGATTCCTTAAATGAAAGAACTATTAGAAAAACGTAATTCAATGTTAGACGAACTTGACGGTGTTCTAGCAAAAGCGACCACTGAAAAGCGTGCTTTTGATGACGCTGAACTTAAAAAGATTACTGAATTGAAAGAAGAAATTCGCAAGATTGACGAATCTATCAAACTTGAAGAAGAAGTACGTGGACTTGAAAAGAAAGAAATCAAGAAACCAGAAGTACGTTCACAAGAAGAAATCCGTGCAGAAGTAGTCTCAAAAGAAGAACGTGCTTTTATTGATTACATTAAGGGTGTTGACACCCGTGCTTTATCCGCTTCTGGACAAGGTGTTATCATACCACTTTCTGTTGCAAACCGCATCATTGACACTGTTAAAAACATGTCACCAATTCTCGCAAAGGCGACTATTTGGGATGTGACGGGTGATTTAATTGTACCTTCATACGACTTTACACAGCACGTTCCTGCTGGATATTACACCGAACTTGCGGCAATGTCAGCACAATCTGCAAACTTTGGTTCTATTAAATTGGGTAATATCATTGTTGCTTCACTGGCTTTAATCTCTAAATCTTTAATCAACCGTACTGACGTTGACGTTGTTCCTTTTATCGTTAATGAAATCGCAAAAGCTATTGCATACTTCCTTGAAAAAGAGTTATTGCTTAATGCAAACAGCACTGTTGGTTCTGGTGCAGTTAAGCTTGGTGGTCTTGCATTTGCTACGCAAACATTAACTGGTGGTACTACTATGACAATCACAGTAGCAGAATTGCTTAAACTTCAAATGAAAGTACCGCAAGTTTATCAATCCAATTGTGCATGGATTATGCACCCTAACACGCTTGCTTACATTCAAGGTTTAACTGCTACAACTGGTATCCTAATCATGGGTAACACTTTAAATGAAGACGCACCATTTACTATTCTTGGAAAACCTGTTTATGTATCTGACCAGATGCCACAGATGGGTGTTTCCGCAAAAGAAATCTACTATGGTGACTTCTCTGGATTACACATTAAAATGCCACGTGGTGTTCAAATGCAAGTATTAAACGAACGCTTTGCTGATCAATATGCGGTTGGTGTTGTTGCAGTCGTTGAATGTGATGCTGGTATCATCGAACAACAAAAAGTTGCAATGTATATCGGACTTTAATATCTATTTTACAGTGGGAAGCATAGACTTCCCCACTGTAATTATAATGTCAAATGACTTATAAGACAAGGGGGGATTCATTTGAAAGTAAAGTTTCTGAAACACTTGGAATCTATTCTTGGTAAGTATTTTGAAGGTGAAGTATACGACTTAGAACATGATGAGTACACAATTAAAAACTGGATTGAAACAGGTCATTGTGAAGAAGTGAAAGAAGTGAAAGAAACAAAGAAAGTTGCAAAGTCGGTGAAGCAAGATGAAGCTGTCACAAGTACAGATAAGTGATTTAAAGCAATACGCAAACGTGTACCACAATGCAGATGATAATTTATTTAGTGTGATTTTAACCGCTGGTAAGACGTTCATTACAACTTATACTGGTTTACCTTTGTATCCAGATTGTGATAACTTTGAAGATTTAACAATTGCCTTATTTGTCCTTTGCAATGAAATGTATGATGTTCGTGATTTCACTGTTGATAACGTGAAAGTCAATTTTGTTGTGAAACAAATACTTGATAGTCATTCGGTGAATTACCTATGAGTAGACATGTTCAAGCTGGTAAATATCGTTTTCCAGCGACTATTCAAAAAAGGCAAATGGGGCAAAACAGCTACGGTGAAACTACACAAGATTGGTCAACTGTTTTAAGTGTTCGTGTTGGCGTGTCACCTATATCTGGACGTGAATTCTTTGATAAAGAAGCTATCAATCCAGAATTAACACATAAAGTTTACATGCGTTATGTTCGCAACGTTGTCACGCCAGATATGCGTATCTTGTATGATGGACGCACTTTCTTGATTAATAGTGTTATTGATTATCAAGAAAAACACATGGAACTTCAATTGATTTGCAAAGAGTTGATAAACAATGAGTAATACAAATGTACAAATTGAAGGTATGAAAGAATTATTGAAGTTTCTTGGTGATCTAGGTGACAAAGCACCACGTCAAGCACTGGCAAAAGGTGTAAGAAAAGGTGCAAATAAGATTCTAAATGACGCTAAATCCTATTCGACTTATAAAACAGGTTTGATGAAAAGTAACCTTTATCTTAAAACTGAAAAAGGTAACACCAGAAAATTAAAGGTTGTCATTGATGTAACTTGGAGACCAAACGTGGATGAATTCGTAAAACTTTCAAGTAATGGTGTTCGTTATTACTATCCAGCTTCACAGGAATACGGCTTTAAAACAAAAAACGGTGGATATAAAGAGGGTAAATACTTTCTGAAAAAATCCCGTGATACTAATGATACACAATTCTTTGATACGATTGAACAAGCTTTGAACGATGAAATAGATAGATTGGGGTGATTGAATGGACTTTGAAACTGCTTTATACAATGAACTGAATACCGTATCTGGTATAGGCAAAGTCTTCCCTTTGGATGTTATCGAAGGGAACAAAGCACCCTTTTGTGTCTATGAATCATCTGACGGTGTTCAAGAAAAAACACTATCTGGCTTTGTTTCTTCAACTGAAATTGACGTGACATTGTACGTTGTACAAACTAGTTATTCCAGTGTGAAAAGCGTGTCAAGGACTGTTATTAATAAATTACAGTCTTTTCAAAGTCGTGTGATAGGTGGCACTGGTGGTGTCTTTGTTTATGACATTACTTATGATAAACCAAAAGAAGTATACAATAATGAAAACTTGCTTTATCAAGCAATAATAGATTTTACCGTTAAAATATAAGGGGGATGAAAAATGGTGGCAACTCCAAATACGCCAGTAACAGCACAAGGCACGACAATTGGTATAGGTGTAGGACCAACCAATATTTTAAACTTAACATCAATTGATGGTCTGGACGTAAAAGTAAGCACTATTGAGACAACAACATTGGATTCAACCACTGGATATAAGACGTTCGTGACAGGTTTCAAGGAAGTTTCAGACGTTTCTATAGGTGGCTATCTTGACGCACAAGCTGACGTACCGTTATGGACGGCAATCAATACCGCTGGACAGCAAGCAACGCAATCATTTACCATTCAATTTCCTGCGGTAGGTGGACAAACCACGGGTACAAAATGGGTATTCAATGGAATTGTGACTGGCTTCAAAACAAAAGCTGGTGAAAACTCAATGGTTGCTTTTGACGCAACCGTTAAAGTCTCTGGTGCACCGACATTAACTTGGGGTGCTTAATTAATTTGATCTGTAACAAAGTTAGACGGGTTATTACCCGTCTTCCCCTTCCTAATTTCGCTACAATGCGTTTCTCCAACACTACAAAACTACAATTAACTTAATTTCAAGGAGGATTTTCTCGAATGGCTAAAAACAATGACGTTGTAATTATTAATCTGGATAGACCCCGTGAACTTCGGTTTGGGCATAAAGCTTTAAAAACATTCCAAGCAATTTCTGGTGTCGGACTTGATGAAATCGGAAAAGGTGGTTATGACCTAGACACAATTGAAAAGCTTATCTATTGCGGTTTGCTTTCTGACGGACGCAAGCAAGGTGACGCTTTGAAACTTGAAAACATGGAAGATATATTGGACGAACTTCCTTTACAAGAAATCATAGACAAAATGACAGAAGCTTTAAGTGTTGCGTTTGGTGCTGACCCAAACCAGAAGGGGATAGTAACCAAGAAAAAATAGAACCTTCTGAATGGGATTGGAAAGAATCTCTAAAGGTTGCTATCCAGTGCGGTATTAATTTAGTTGAATTCGAGGAAATGACCCCTTCTGAATTCAGTCTAATTGTAGACGTGTTTCAAGAAAAGCAAAAAGAAGAAGCGGAAAAAGACTTATTGACAGCTTACATGACAGCTTACTTTCATAGAATCGAAAAGCTAGAACCATTTGAAACCTATCGAAGTAAGTTGTATAACGCTGAACAAGATGAGAAAGCATCGTCTAATGAAGACCTTTTGCAAAAGGTTCTGCAACTTCACGAAAAAATGAACGGTACAAAAGGGGGTTAATTAGTGTTAAAGAAATTCACAGTAAATCTTGATATTGAACAAACACCAAGCAATACACCGTTTATTGTAACCACTATGGATTCAAACAGCGTCAATATCACAATCAATGTTTTAGAAAGTTCTGTTGCAAAAGCTGTTACTGGCACAACATGTGTCCTTGACATTATGAAGCCAGACGGAACGGTTGTACCACAAAGTTGTACTATTTCAAATGGTGCTGGTGGTGTTTTAACCGTTACTTTACCAGCTACGGCAATAAGCCTTGTCGGAAATTATAAAGCATTTGTCAAAATCACTGACGTGGATGCTTCTGTTTGCACAACAAATACTTTTGCCTTTTCTGTAACTAATAGTTGGTAATTAAACCTTTTAAGAAAGGGGGTAAAACATGGGTGGTGTAAGAAATATAATGGTTCGTGCTGGTGCGGACTTTTCGCAACTGTCGCAAGCCATGCAACGTGCACAAACAGAAGCTTCTGGTTTTGGAAGTCATATGGAAAGCATTTTTACTAGAATTGGTTTTGTGGGCAACGGTATCAAAACCGTTTTCGAAGCAGTTGCCCATTCACTTGAAGGATTAAAAGAGTTTGCACAAGAAGCTGGTGAACTTGATGGACGCTTGTCTTCTTTAAATGCACGTTTGGGTGGAACCGCTGACCAATTTATAAAAACAGCACAAGCAATGACTGATAATTCAATGTCCACAAAAGACATTATTGAACAGGGTGCAAGTCTTTCAGCAATGTTGCAAGCGTCAATTCATGACAAGACACAGCTTGCAAGCACAACAGAACAAATGTTGAAAAACATTGCAATTGTATCTTCTGCAACAGGGAAAACACAGCAAGAAGTTTCTGAAAGAATGGTTTCAGCTTTACAAGGACATATGACAGCTTTGAACGCTTTGGACATGGGAATTCACGTCAACCAGTTAATGCACGAACCGTGGGTAAAAGCAATTGCAGGAAGCACCACGGCATGGGCAAAGCTGAATCAACAGCAACAACAAGCAATCATGCTGACGTATATGAACAAAAAGGTTACAGAAGAATTTGGTGGAAAAGTAATTGATGACGTTGCAACACGAATGAATCAGTTCAACGCTTCTTTGTCAAACGTGAAAACCCATCTTGAACAAGCTTTTCAACCTATTCTTTATGCTGTTTTACCTGTCCTAACAACCTTCATTAACTATTTGAACACGGCATTGCAATATGTCACAGCTTTCTTTCAGACTTTATTCAATTATCACGGTGCACTTATGCCAGTGACAAATGCACTCGGTAATCAATCTGACGCTGTTAATGGTTTAGCTGGTGCTTATGAGAATTTAGGCAAAGCAACTGGAAAAGCAAAAGCTGGTGTTGGTTCTACTGGTATTAAAGCACCAAAAGTGAAAACTGGTGATTCTGGTTCTGGTGGTTCTGACACCGTTGCTGGTGGTAAAAAAGCTGGTACTGGTTTTCTTGCAAGCTTTGACCAAGTGCATACTATTCCAGAAGCATCAAAATCTGATTCTGGCAGTAAAGCTGGTAAAGGTTCTGGTTCTGCTGGTGGTGTCGGTGGTGTCGGTGGTGGAGGTATGCCAGACATCGGTGGTGGTATGGAACAAGGCGCACAAAAGGGTTCGAACGCAATCGCTGAAATGCAACAAAAAGTCAAAGATTTTGTTGACAAAGTAAAAACATTCCTTGCACCAGTAACTTCATTTTTTCAATCTGTTTGGGGGACGGTTTCAACGTACTTCAAAGGGGTTGTTGCACAACTTTCTGCATGGTGGGCACAATGGGGTGGTCAGATTGTACAAGCACTGAAAAATGCATGGGGGTTCATGCAACCTATAATCATGTTCTTAGCAAAATTCATATGGGATTCAATAAAAGGTGCGATTGACGGAATTATTCGTTTCTTCGAAGGTTTAGTTGAATTTCTAACTGGTGTTTTCACTGGCAATTGGAAAGCAGTTTTCAAAGGTTTATGGGATATGATCACTGGCGGATTACAAGCAGTATGGAATATCTTCAATATCGTTTTCATTGCAGATGGTATCGGACTAATCAAGAAATTTGCGGTTGATGGTTTCAAAGCAATTCTTGAATTTTTCGTGAACTCTGGTGACAAAGCACAAGACTTTATTGGAAACATTGGTAAATGGTTTGTCAATGGTTTCAATTGGGTGAAAAACGTGCTGTCAGACGTTGGTCTTTTCTTTTATCGTGTGTTTGACGGAATGTTGAACAAAGGTGTTGACATGTGGAACGGAATGGTTGATGGTGCTGGACGTGCTTGGGGTTGGATAAAAGGGATATTTTCTGACGCCGTTGGCTGGTTTGCTAGAACGGTAGTGAATCCAATCATTAATGCTTTCAACAACATTATGAACGGTTTCCAAACTGGTGGTATTGTTGGTGGACTAAAAGCTATTTTGAATGGATTCTTTGATGGAATTAATAGCTGGATTAGAATGGCAAACAACATTATCCATTTAATTCCAGGTTTGGGTGATAGCGGAATTCCAAACATTCCACACCTTGCAAAAGGTGGTATTACAAACGGTGCAATGATGGCTGTTATCGGTGATAACGCTGGTGGTCAAGAAGTTGTAACACCTTTGGACAGGCTTCAAGGAATGATGGCACAAACCGTTGCCCAAACAATTCAAGCAGTTATGTCCATGCAAAAAGGAAATAAGAACAGCAACGGTGGGGACGTAATCTTACAAATTGATGGAAAACAGTTTGCAAGGCTAATAAAACCATTTAACGATCTTGAACAAAAACGTGTTGGTACAAACGTAAGATTACAGACATTGTAAAGGGGTTGGAAACATGGCTTTGGTTAATGTTGGGGGTAGTGATTTACCAACCCCCACTTCTTTTGACGTTGGAATTCAAGACATAAGCAACGCACAACGTAATGCACAAGGAACAATGATTATAGAACGTATAGCAACAAAGAGGACTTTGACTATTTCTTATGCTTATTTAGATGGTGCAACACTTAGTAGCATATTAAATTTGGTTTCCGCAACATATTTCAATGTTACTTATCTTGACCCACAAACAAACGGTATGCGAACTGGTTCTTTTTATTGTGGTGACCGTGCACTTGGAATGATTGATTATCAAAGCGGTGTACCGAGATACCAGAATTTAAAATTTGAACTCATAGAAAGGTAGGTTGTTTAAATGATTCCTGTTACATCTGCCTTTCAAAGTGGTGTTTATGGTAACGTCAGACAATTTGACGCACAGCTTTATTTCACATGTGCACAGTTAAACGGTGGTGCAAGGACACTGTATGATGATAGTCGAATCATAAATTTTGACCTTGTGGAAGAAATAAGTACATTGAATGACACCGTTCCTTCTGACCTGTTAACAATTGAACTTGATAACAGTGATGGTGCATTCAACTTTCTGAATATGACTAACATGCACACAATTATTGCTGGTAGACCTAAACTAGAATTGCAAGTTGGATTGAATGAAGTTAACACACAAGGTGATACATGGACTGAAAACTATGTTGGTAAGGTTACTGGAAGTACAGTTGAAAACGGAAATATATCAAAATGGACTGGTGCAAGCACTTTAACTGCACCGTCTGCATTTGTTACAGAAGACACTCAAAGCTATTATGACCTTTTCAAAACATTAGATGGTTCATTGTTTGTTGCTGGAACTGCTACCAACACTTACATGAGACAAATTTTATTTCAGTTTGACGTTATCCGTGCTTTAACTGATATGTACGGTGTAGGAGTTTGGCAAGGTAAAACCCTATTATCTGACAAAATTGCATTAGCGAAAACTTATATCTCTGGCTGGACTGCTAATTTTTACGGTTATGGTTCAAGTCCACTTGGAAACAAAGTGTATTTTGCAGTAGCAAATGCAAACGGAACATACGGCACAACTAAGACCCATACTAATGCAACTGTAACTGAATTGACTATCACATCAACGTCAACTGGCTTTATTGATTCAAACGGGTTTATTAGCTTCAACGCTTATGCTGACCCCGCTAATGGTGTGACAGCTTCAACGGTCGCTACTGATTATGTAGAACTGCAATTAACAACAAACCCTATCTACGTTGACGAATGGATAAACTTAGGAACATTCTATGTTGATTCATGGAAAAGTCAAGTCAGAAGCGTAATTTTGACATCATATGACAATTTAATGTTTTTATCAAACATTGCTTACAACCCACCAGCACCAGCAAGTAGAACATTATACGCTGTTGCACAAGATATTTTTGCACAAGCTGGAATAACTTCTGCAAACTATCATATTGACACTTCTTTGCAGAACGTGACAACGAACGGTTTTCAACAAACATCCGCACAAAACAGTCAGACGCTATCTTGTAGGGACGCTTTACAACATGTGTCAATTGCTGGTCAGTGTACAGTATATCAAGATAGAAACGGTGTAATGCAAATAACTTCTTTTGGTACATTAGACAGTGCTTCTTTGTATTCAAATTATCCAACTTCAACCACAATGGGGACTGGTTACGCTTCACTTTGGGGTTATCCTGTTGCAAATACCGTGAGTAATGCAACACCACCGACACCGATAAGTTCTAACTTTATCAATGAAAACACCGCTGGTGGTATGCGTTATATTGGATTATCACAATCATATGACTTGCCAGAAATCACGCTTGACAAATCACTTTATCAGTTGATTGTTAAAGTTTATGATACCAGCTTCAATGCTACACAACAAACATACACAAATAGTGCTGTTCCTGCTGGTTCAAATGGTCAGTCTTTTACTATTGATAATCCTTTGATTAACACTACTGCACAAGCACAGATTGTTGCAAACTGGTTCATTAATGAATCAAATTACAATGCGGTATATAAAGCAAAATGGAGACAAAATCCAGCATTGCAAAGTACTGACGTTGTAGTTGTTGAAAATGGGCATCCAGACGGAAACGGTGGTGTTGTTGTTGATACGGTTAAACAAGCACGTATTTACAGACAAGAATTCTCATATAACGGTTATTTGACAGGAAATACAGACGCAAGGGGTGGTTTATAATGACTTACAATAAAACAACGTGGACAGACAGACAGGTACAAAACCCTATGACATTCACCGCTAGTGGTGCGGTAGCTGGTACGGTGACGTTGACACCAAACGAAGGAACAATTATTCAAGCTGGAACACCAATAACTTCTGCAAACTTGAACAACCTTGAAAACGGTGTTTCTGGTATTGATACACGCTTGACAACTGTTGAAGGTAAATATTTTGATAAAAGTGCTGGTGGAAATATCACGGGTGACGTTGGATTAGGAATAACACCAGTTTACGGATTTCACCAACTTGGAGGAAGTCAGAAATTACAAGCTTTGGCAAACCCTACGCAACCTTCTGTAACAACTGTCGGTGCAACTGGTGCGACTTCATACAGTTATTATATTGTAGCGAATGACGGAAACGGTGGTAAAACATTGGTTTCACCAGTTAGAACCATCACAACTGGTAATGCAACTTTATCTGGAACGAACTATAACACAATTTCATGGACTGCTGTTTCTGGTGCATCTTCTTATGATGTTCTAAAAGCTGATACTGGTCATTCTATTGCATTGGGTGTAACGGGTACAAGCTTCAATGATACTGGAATTGCGTCAAGTGCTTATACTGTACCGACTGTTAACACTACGGCAAATTCGAATATTGACGGTAGCCTTACAACTGGTGCTGACGTTGTTGTTGGGGGACATTTACATGTTGGTGGTGCTGGACACGATATTATATTTGACGCTGGAAGAACAAATACATCAAATATATATTGGAATGCAAACGCTGGTACACAGTTTGGTATGGGTTTTACTGTTGACGGTAACAATGTTTTAAATATGAATATTGCTAACAGTGCTGGTACATTAGCAAGTATGGCTACTAGTGGTGACATTGATATTCGTTCTGCTGATTCGGGTGGCTGGACATATATTTCAAGTAATGTGGGTGTAATAGCGTTAAGGTCTGGTCAATTTATTAAGTGTACGAATATGGCTGGTTCTGCTTTTATCCCTATAAATGCAAGTGCTTTTACGGTCAACTCTGATAGGGACATGAAAAAGAATATCATACCATTTACTGAGAATGCTGAAAGTCTTGTTAATACAACCACTGTTTATAATTACAACTATAACAATGAATTGGACAGTGAAATGAAGCACACGGGTTTAATTATGCAAGAAGCACCAGTTTATGTTGTTGACCCACGTGGGGATGGTATTGATATTTATGCAATGTGCGGTGTACTTTGGAAGGCTGTTCAAGAACTGTCTGCAAAGGTACAAGCCTTGACACCACCACCAGCAAGTTAAAATCACAAACTAATTTAAAAGTCAATCTTTTACGTTGAATTCCCCAGAATCGAACGTTAGAAAGTAAACCGAACTAGAATTCGTGGCAACCTTAAAACCGCTTAGAAGTCCAAAATAGGCTTCTGACGGTGGGGTTGACATTTGATATAGATTATGATATGAATAACCATTTTCTGACATTGACACAAATTGTGAAATGTGCTTTATAGTTTGTAACAGAAATGTAACATTTATTTTGGGGGGTTTTACGGTGGAACAATCAGTAATTTATTTATCAGTTTTTGCCACACTTTTTACGGCTGTTGTTTCTTTCTTTCTAGGAAAATTAAAGATTAAAAATGATAGGGAACAATTCTATGAAAATAAGATTTCTGAACTGTTACTTGTGCAAGCAAAAGAAATTCAAGATTTACGGGAACAAGTTGAAAACCTTGTAACAGAAAATCAAAACCTACGAAAACAATTAGAAAAGGGGAATTTCACACATGAAAGAATTATTCAATAAATTGGTTGTTAGAATTCAAAATCCTAAAGTTATTGTTGCTGTTGTTTCTGGTGTTTTATTAATCCTGTCCAACACTGGTATTGTTACTGTCGAACACGTAAACCACGTCAGCGAGATATTAAATACCGTCTTGACTGTTCTGGTTGCTTTGGGTGTATTCGGTAATCCAGAAAGTCATGTTTCAACTAATAAAGCTGAAATTGTACAAGCTTTAACACAAGCAGTATTGCAACCAGAACCACAAGCACCACAAGCACCTGTTCAACAATAGGTATGAAAAAACCCCTTACCATTTACGGTAGGGGGTTTATTTATTATTTATAGGTTACATACTTAGGGTTTGCAGTAACCCATCCACCGACATTGTAATATCCATTTTGTTCATCATTTACAATCCATGCAGAACCTTTTGACAATACACGAAGGATTTTCCCATTCGGTGATGGTTGGTCACGAAGGTTGCAATCTGTTAATAATGTAACAACATGTTTTGGTGGCTTTGGTGGTGCTGTTAATGAATTATATTGTGCAGTAACATTTGCAATGTGTTGTGACCAGCTTACACCATGACTTGCAAGGTATTCAATGGGGTCTTGGTGGTTTGATTCATGCCACATGTCAGAAACTTGTTTATGTGATAAACATGTAACACCATCTTTTACACCAAGCTTTTTATCAGCAAGTTTTTTTGCAATCAACCAGACGTATCTTGCGTAAGCTTGTTGAAATTGGGCTTGATCAATTGGCTGACACAATTCAATCTGCACATAGCGTTGGTTTGCAGTATGACCAGCACCCCAACAACCGTACTGTGGTGAAGCTGTTTCAATAATGGAATCAGCGTCTACAAAGTAATGTACAAAAGCGTTTTGCCAGTGACCTTGTTCAAAGCTTCTTTCACCTTCGTCTGAATCATTGTTGTTAGCTGTTGCGTGACAAACGACGCCTTCATATGCACCAACACCATTTCTGTATGGGTTTTCTGGAATACCTTGTAAATGATTAACAGTAATAGGATAAGACATTATTTATTTCCCCTTATAAACATATTTTTTATTGCATTTGCAAAACCTAGAATGAAGAACATTAGGTAATACTGGAAACTATCAAAACCTAAAAAGTAATTGAATAAATTGTTCAAATGAACAAAGTGAAGCAACCAACCTATGAGTAAAGCTGAAACAATTGAAATCATTATTTCCCCCCTTTCCGTCTTGGTTTGCTGGTGATTGACCGCACAAACTGACGGTAGTTGAATTTTCTTTCACGTGTCTTTCTGTTTCTATCAGTGCTTTCAAGCATTTGTGCAATAATGGTTTTTTCTTCGATCATTTTATTTCACCCCTAACGTGATTGTGATTTCATGGGATTTAACTAAAAAGTCTGTTTGAAAACTACCAAGGAAAAGTTTATTTTCAATTGAATCGTACCCGTTAGCACTTAATGGTGCATGACATCTTAAATCAAGTGCGTTAACCCTTTCGTCCTTTTGACGATAAATTAAATAATAATTACCAGAAACATTACCTTTAACAATGTCACCTACTTCTAATTCTTTTGACTGTTCAACACGGTTATCAATGATTTTCATTTTATTTTCCTCCTTTAGATACTTTTTCTAATGTTCTTTCATCCCTAGCTGATAGAACAGCTTCTGCCCATAACTTGGGTTCGTAAGGTATTAATCCACTTTCTAACTTTTCCCTAAAATAAGCGTCTTTGACGTGGGGAAAAGTTAGGAGTTTTGTAGTTTTCACGTCAATTCCCCTTCCTTTCTTGTGTTGTTTCTTACTATTGTGTCGTTATGAAACTTGTAAATTCACAATCTAGA